AAGCACCCGTAGTGGTGCCTGCGGAATTGTTAACGGGAGTGCCTTTGGGACGAAGTTGGCTTATATCAAGTCCTACGCCACAACGTCTTTTAAATAGATTAGCGAGAGATTTACTTGAATCTATAATTGAAGAAATATTATCTTCTGGTGAGGCGACGACAACGCAGTTAGAGAGCGACACATTGACATGGTTGTTACCAATACCCATCATTGGAGATCCCTGGGGTACTATATAATTAAAATTCTTAATTAAGTCATAAATCTGCTCTTGCGATAACGCATTCTCGCCACCAAATTTGCGTTCCATACGAGCGAACTCAGATGCGATACGATTATGCATATCGTCTGGTGTTTCTTCTAAAATTTTACCGCTTTTATCTTTTAAAGCGTATTTTGTCAACCACACATTGGCGGCTAATTCATCCCCCTCGAAATACTCTTCTAATTTTCCCAACTTTAACTCCCGTCTTTAAATCTTTTATATTTCTCTTTTAGTTTTTCAGACTGCTGTTTGGCAGCATTTACCTGAATTTCACCAATTGTTTCACCTGTTGATGGCAATATATCAATTTTCACCCTGCTTAGGTCCATTTTGGCTGGATAGACAAGCCCATCAGGACCAAACCGATTTTTAGCAACAAACATGCGCCCTGTATTATTGTTTTTGTCATCAATTGTTCTTGATACTGAGCAAATAAAGTCAGCAACAAAACATTTGCTATATGCCTCTGAAATTGCCTCCAGGGTTACAACCTCGGCGTTCAAACCTGAGCGATTAGTTTGAGAAGCGGTCCAGACCGGACATTTTGTTTCTTGAGCAATTGCTCGTAACTCTTCATAAATAGATTCCAAGTCGTGCCTCTTCTCTCTTGTAATTACAACAGGTTTTAGTAAGTCCCCATAGTCTACCAGAATCATGTCAACTTTTATATCTCTTTGTTTAAGTTTTTCAAGATGATTTTTGATTGTTTGGGTCGAAGCAGACTTCGTGGGGTATTCTTTAATAATTAGACGACCAGTCACTTCCTGCACCTTTTCATAAATCATTTCTTTAAAAGAGTGCATCTCTGACAAAGAAACTCCTGTAATGCAACTATCATAACGAATACCAATACTCGTATCGGCAAGCTCAAGAGTGTAGTGAACAACCGTCTTACCTTGCATCAAAGCTCGCGCTCCAAGATGGACCAAAACCATCGATTTTCCTGCTCCGGTGGGCGCGATTACAACTCCAAGTTCGCCATTTCCAATGCCGCCTCGACAAAGGTTGTCAATTTCGTCCCAACCCGTGGAGATCGGATCTCTTGCTTTTACTTCAAATCTTTTTTCAAAATCTGCAACATAATCATATCCAAAGTCTGAATTATTGCCGAGTTTTAAAGCATCGTTGATAACTTTTGAAATCTCATCGTAAGAAGAGTTTTTTAGTAATCCAACAGACTTAATCATTGCTGATTTTAGGACTTGTTTTCGGCAAAAGTCGAGAGAAGTGTTTTTTATAAACTCTTCATCTTTAACTTCAGTATTATAGATGCGAGAAAAATAATCTCGTGTCTGTTTTTTAATTGCATCGGTTTCATCATCCAATTCAGTTCGAAGAATTGTTAGTAAGATTTTCGTTGACGGATGAACGCTATATTTTTGCTTATAAGCAAATATCCGATCTACAAAGACTTGTAAATACTTAAGTTCAAAGTATTCAGTTTCTAACACTTCTTGGATTTGATCCGAGAAGGAACGGTCTTGTAAGATAAGAGCGGCAAGCCCTTCTTGGAACGACTTGCCATATTTGCTAAAGCTGACTTGCTCTTGCGACTTCAAATTTCACCTAATTATTAATTTACATATGTATTATAACAGGTTTTTGAAGTCCTGTCAAAAAAATTTATTAGCCAAGTTGTCTTTCTTTCAGGGAGAGCATTTTATCATATGCCGCTCTCTTCGCATCCGAGAGTTTTCCGAGGTATTCGTTTCGTCTCAAAACCTTAAAAGCAAGGTTTTCTACAGAATAGGCACCAATTGTCTCCAATCCTGTTTTTCTCATTTTGCGAATTTTGGCTTTTAATTTATCTGCGTATTTTTCTGCCTCTTGATATTTTCCATCATCGATAAGAGGCTGAAGACGATCAATTTGATCCATAAGTCCGGCTGCTTTCTTTTTTACATTGTCTTTGTCATAATCTTGTTTATCAAGGACCGGCTTTTTAATCCACTCGTTATTAAGCACTGAATAAAGTCCTTGTGCTTCATGAGGATCGTTAACATCTTGAACGTATATCTCCACTTCATACCCCTTAATAGTGATATCGTGGAGGCGGTTCCAAATTGACTTCATTGCGTTAAAATATTCTCTAACTAAATCTATTTTATCATCAACATCAGAAAAATCCACAAGAATATGAAGATCCACGTCGGAAAATTTGGAATAATTGTGTGCTGCCAAAGATCCCGTGAAAGTAATGTCTTCATATTCGGCATTTCCAACTTCCAATGAATCCCAAAAATCATTTGCAATAACAAGTAATTTTTCGCGGATTTCTGGATCTAATTTGTCATCTGGTTGGTTCCAAAAGTCTTGATCAAGTTCGTCATGAAATTCAAAACTTGATAAATCTATCGAGTCGGGATCGTTTTGCTCTGATAAGAATTTTTTAAACTTTCCAACAAGCATTTCGGAGTCGGGATTGAACCCCTCATCTTGTCCAAATGTTTTCGCCCAATGTTTAAATAATCGCATACAATAAATAGTTTTATTTTTTCCAATCTGCGACAATCTTATGCATCGAGGCGTACAAATCTATGAAATTAACAACACCAAAACCATCTTCAATCATCATGGCTTTGACGTTTGTTTTTGCAAACTCTGGAAGAAAGTTATCAAGGGCATAATTTATTTTTCCTCTACCTTGAACACTGACCGATGGCGTATAAAGTTGCATCAGACGATAATTTTGTATCACTATCTCCTTGCCTTCTAAAACATTTGTATACGCCTTGACTTTGCCTTGATTTTCTGCACAGTGTTCCATCAGAGTGCCGATGTCATGAAAAACATCCTCTGCTAAAAATGGAAAACGTTTAGATATTGTCGGAAGCCCTACCCCACCAACACCAGGCAAATTATCTGACTTATCACCTGCAATTGCACGAGCAAGAGCAAAATTCTTTGGATGAATGCCAAATTGTTCCACTAAGTTTTTTTGATTTATAATCTGTTTTTGAATTGGGCGGAAAACAATGGTTTCACCATCACACAACTGAAAAAAGTCTTTATCCGAGGATACAATTACTTTTTGCCACCCTGAATAGTTGGGGTGTTGGACTACTACACTAATAATGTCGTCGGCTTCAACAGCAGGGAGCATCAATTGAATAATCGGCAGTTCGTTAAGGTATTCTACGAGGCGCGTCTGTTGCCAAATCTTGTTGGCAACCTCCTCATTCTCCGAAAGATTGCGAATATCACGATTGAGGCGAATTGGTTTTCTGCCTTCTTTATATCCCTTGTTTTTTGTCTTGCGTCTTTGAGAACCACCTTCCCCGTCCCAACAAATAACGACTTGATCCGGCTTTGTTTCTCGGATAAGTTTTTGAAGCGATTGGAGAAAACCCTTAAGTCCTCCGATGGGTTGTCCATTAGTAGATAAACTTGGGTTAACAATATAATTTCTGAACAAAAGGTTCAAAGCATCAACAACTAATAATCTTTTCATTATTTCACCGTATTGTGGCATCCATAAAAAACACCTCTACATTAGAAATATAGCATATCCAAGTAGAGGTGTCAAGTATTTTTTAATGGCGGTGTCTATGTGGGTGTCGATGTTTATGTCGGTGTCCACGATGATAACGATGTGGACGATCTGGTCTTACAGGTCTTCTTCGACCCTCTACCCACCGAATATGTGTACGAGGATATCGATTCAATTTATATCGCTGAACACGATCAACATACCAATGCCCTCGAATCCAAACTCCGTTGGCACGATAATATCCTGGCGACCAAACCCAAGCCTTTACAAGATATGGCTTATGAGCCTGGTAGTGAGAGTGTGACGATGGCGGGTGAGCGTGTGCCACACATCCTGACAAGAAAACACCAAATAGTGCTGTTGTAATAAGCTTTTTCATTTTAACTCCTATCGCTTAATTATACTTTTTAGACGTATAATTAGT